CCCAAACACATACTTTGGCAATTTTTAGGCAGGGGGTACACTAAAAAAAAGTTTAGACTAATCTAAAAATGAAATTTACAGCCGATCAACTGCAAGAAATAGAGAATTTTGGCGGGTTAAGGTACTTACCCGAGCAAATTTGCACATTAATGGATATTGAAGATAAGGCACTATTTTTGCAGGTATTCAATGACCCTAATTCGCTATTTTCAAAACATTATGAAAAGGGCGCAATAAAAGCACAATACGCACTTGATTTAATGGTATTTGAGCAGGCGCAAAACGGCGACTTTAAAGCACTAACAGAACACAACAGACGCATAAATGTAAACAATAAAGCATTAAAACGGGTTAAAAATGGCCAAACACACACCAGTTGAAGTCAAAAAGGCAAAGGGGACATTTAGGGATGACAGACACCTGCCCGACTATGCTAAATTGCCCACGGTCGAAAGCGTACCAATGCCACCGCCGACATTAAACAAAGAGGCGCATTATGTTTGGTATGCTCAAGTGACGGCTATGCAGCAAATGAAAACACTAACACACGCCGATTTTGTTTTACTGGAATTGTTCTGCCAACAAAAATACATTTATGACCGGGCGGTTAAGGAAATGGCAAATGACGACCTTATTACCGACACAAACAACGGCACTACAATAATGATAAACCCACTTATCAAAATGCAGACGGACGCACTAAATAACATGTTGAATTTATCCAAAACGCTAGGGTTTTCACCACTACACAGGACAAGCATAGGTGTAAAAGATAGCCAACCTAATGACCCACTAAAAGACCTACTAAAAAAGCAATAGGATTTTGACGAGTGCAAAAGACAAAGTAAAGCGGTATATTGATTTCTGCCTAAACCCCGAAAGCGTTGTTTCGTCGTGGGTAGTCAAGGCGGTTAAGATGCACCTTTCCGATTTGGAAAAGGTCAAAGATAAATCGTTCCCGTTTTACTTTGACGAAGACGCGGCCATGCACCCAATAACCCTTTTTGATAATTTGCAGTTTGCAAAGGGTAGTAAGGAGTTTTTTAATTTGCTTGACTGGCAAACAATGGTAATGTGGTGCGCTTATGGATGGAAAAGAAAATCGCACAATATTAGGGGCGAGTGGATAATTGATAAAAAAAACGACTTTCGCAGGTATAAGCAAATTTATATAAAAGTTGCCCGTAAAAATGGTAAAACCGAATGGATGGCGGGTATAGGGTTATACGGCCAATTCTTTGACCCACACACCGAAGATGCAGAAATATATTGGTTTGCAACCAAAAAAGAACAGGCCGCAAAAGGTTTTGACAGGCAAAAGGAAATGACAACGCGACTGGCCGCACATAGTCCGGCTTTTGCTTTAATGGCGCGGGTGATGCAATACCGCATCGTTAGCCGTTCGGGTAGTTCATTTACCACATATTTAGGGCAAGACAGCAAGGGCGAGGATGGAGCATACCCGTTTTATGGCCTATGTGATGAGTACCACGCCCACAAAACAAACGGAATGTTAAACGTCGTTGAATCGGGCATGGTAAGCCGTCACAGTCCGATGACGTGGATAATAACAACGGCGGGGGATAACCCGGACAGCCCATGCGCTCAGTTTGAAAAGTTTTGTAAACAGGGATTGGATGAGGTTGTACCATTGGGCGGCACACTCCCTTTTATTTTTGATTTGGATGAGGGGGACGATTGGGAGGATGAAAAGATGTGGCAAAAGCCAAACCCGTCACTAGGGCAAACGGTAATAATTGAAAATTTACGGGACGATTACCAGCGCGCAATATCGCAGGGTATATCCTTTAAAAACAACTTTCTAAGGAAAAATTTAAATGTATGGTTGCGGGCGCATAGTGAATGGTTGGCAGCCGACGTATGGAAAGCAAACACCGAGGGCGCAACCGTTGAGCAGTTGCGCGAAAGTTTAAAAGGCCGTACGTGTTTTGGTGGCTTAGACTTGGCGTTAGTGTCTGACCTTTCATCTATTGTATTGATTTTTCCGCCTGAAAAAGAGGGCGAACGAATTAAATTATTATCTTGGTCTTTTTGCCCCGAAGATACAGCGTACAAAAGAGCGGAATTAGATGCCGTTCCTTATATCGAATGGGCGGAAAGCGGCTATATGATGCTAACGCCTGGCAATGTAACAGACTTTAGTTTTATCAAAAAAAAGATACTCGAACTATCCGAAACATACGCCATTCACAGCATAGGTTACGACCCGTATAAGTCCACGCAATTGGTCACGGACTTGATTGAGGAAGGCGTACAAATGGAATCATTCGCACAAAAGCCCGCCATAATGTCCCCCGCCGTTAATGAGTTTGAAAGATTGGCATTATCAAGGTCTTTTGAACATGGCGACGATCCAATTTTAAAATGGTGTATATCTAACGCGCAGGTCGTTAAGTCCGCACAGGATAACGCCCGATTAGACAAAGGGGCAAGTTCTGAAAAGATCGACGCAGCGGTCGCGGCTGTTATGGCTGGCGGTCAATGGGCGGAACACCGGGACAATACGGGCAACGATGTTTTATTTGCAATTTTATAATTAAGACAATATGAACAGAAACGAAAGGACGGAATTATTTATGAACATTTACTTGGAAAAGGTAAAAGAAACGCCGGATATAATTCGATACGCTTGTTATTTACGAGCCGAGGCCGACATGGTTTTGAAAACTGGCAGCCGTCAATATGAAAAATATGAGACGTTTAAGGCATCAATGTCGCGGCGTGAAAAAATAAAGCGGTTAAATAAGTTGAAGTTAACCAATAGTTAGTATCTTTGTGGGGTAAAAATAAAAACAATGGCAACACTAAAAATAACAAAAGACTTAGTAAACTATATACCATCGGTATTGGATGCGATAAAAGCGCACTTTGATACTGTTTATATTTTTGCTGAAAAAAAAGATTTTACAGTATATCACGTAGAAAATAATACCAAAATTGGAGATTTTGAAATAGTAGTGGAGTTTGTAGATGTATGCGGCGCAGCAACAGTGTCTAGGTACTACCCAATTTCAGAGGCGACACAAACCTTTTAAAGAAAAAACAAACTGGTAAAAATTATTGAGCCTGAATATGATGCATTTTTAGCCTTAATCATAAGGCTGATAGATAACGGCAATATTGACGAGGTGTTTAATGATAAAATATTGAACACCAAAACAAATTCGTATGAATTAAACGGTGATGGGATAAGCGTTGAAATGCTAAACGACATTAAGGCAAACCCGAATCATTATAGGCAATTTATTGGAGTTAAAAAATAAATGGAACAAGTAATAACACTACCCAACGGATTTAAATCATGGCTTGATTTTTATAATTCCATAAAAAACACTAAAGAGTTCAATTCTCTTAACTGTTACGGTGAAATTAAATACCAACAATATGACGATAATTTTGTGGTTACGGGCATAGTAACTATTTCAAGGCATGAATTAGACACATTGGTTTTAGGTGAATTATTGCCAATTGTTCCGCCTTACAGCGACGCAAAAGAAATGCTTTACGAGGTTTCGATATGCCAAAGCGAAAACACCAAGCAAAAATCAAAATTAGTAGATATGATTATTTCAATAATGGAAATACAAACACCAAATACTTAAACATGAAAAATACAACACTTATACTAATTGCGTTTTCGATTGTATCGCTTGCAATGTGCAAAAAAGTAGAAACGGGGCCAAACGCCAACAAAAGCGATATTGAGATTGGTAAAATAGTAACCAATGAAGGCCACCGCTTTCAAATATTAACAATAGATTCGTGCGAATATATCGCTTTGCAGGTTGGTGCAAACTTTGGCCTACTAACTCACAAAGGAAATTGCAATAACCCATTTCACTGTAAAAAGTAACCCATGAAAAAGAAAAAAAAGAAACTAGCAAACGGCGGCGTTTTAATTGAGCCGGCAACGATGATTGTTTTCAAGGAAAAACAGCCCGGACACTATGTAGGATATACAGTACCGAGCAAAAAGTTGGCAGAATTAATGCAAGGCAATGAAGAAATAACGGTGCATGGTAGCGTTATTGGGCATGACCTAGTTATAAAACCAAAAGAACCATAAACAATGAAATGAAACAAGAAAAGATATTTAAATTTGTTGGCGATACACTTATGCGACCCGGTGAAGAAAGGCAATACAAGGCAGACAAAAAAATAAGAGCCAATAAGAAAAACAGACTACACAAAAAATACTTTACCCGCAAGGACAGGATTAACGCATTTATACTAAAATGGTATAGAGGTGATTAGTTGTAAAGAATAGGAAGTGTAATAGAAATTGTTTTCATTTTTTTTGGAGAGCCATACGCGGTAACGTGTTATGGCTCTTTTATTTTGCCCAATAAACACCAATAACCCCACAATAATACAGCACGTTAACCCAACAGTTAACAAAAATATACCCTTTTGGCTTGCTTATTGCCTCATCTTTGTGCAAACATGGGCGTAGTACAAAAAATATTAGGAAGTTTTGGGTATGCTCCAATACAGCAACAGCCGCAAATTGAGGAACGCAGCACCCTGCAAAATCCCGAACAATGGTTTATTGATTGGATTGGAGGCGGTAACCAGTCTCTTTCAGGCGTAAACGTTACACCAGAGGCCGCTCTTTCTATTAGTGCCGTTTATGCGTGTTGTAGGATTATTTCCAACACAATCGCCTCGTTACATTTGGGACTTTACGAAAGGCTGCCAAATGGCGATACAATAGAGGTGACAGATACGCCGGAATACATTATACCTTGTTTAGAGCCAAACGATTTATACAGCCGCTTTACTTTCGACAGCACAAGCGAACTGCATTTATCATTGCGCGGCAATTCTTACACCCGTCTTTATTTTGGGCGTTTTGGCAAAATTTCTAAAATGGAGATTTTGCACCCAGATT